ATGCCAGATTGGCGTAAGGTTATTAATGAACTTCAGCGTTATTCAACATCAGGAGTTATTGATTCTGGCATCTTAGTTTCATTATCAGAAATTTCGTTGAATGATTTAATGCTTCATCTCAAAGATAAAAATTTCAAAGCGATGAGGCAATGGGTAGCAAATAATATTGATTCAGAACCAGCAGCGATTTATCGTAAGATTTACGATAATATGAATGATTATATTGAACCATCTTCGGTTCCTCAAGCAGTATTGATTCTTGCAGATTATCAATATAAAAATTCATTTGTTGCGGATCATGAACTTAATACAGTTGCGTGTTTAACTGAAATTATGGCAGGAGTACAATTTAAATGAGTTGGAGTATAGTAGAAGTACACTACGAAGGATTTGAAAACAAAAAGTATAGAGCAGTAAAATATAACGAACAAATGGTTATAGTTTCTGAAAGAACTTTTAATACAAGAGAATTCGCAGAAGAATATATAAGGCAACAAGAAAATGAATCCGTTTGAATATTTAAACGCAATTAACACTACTAAGAAAGACATTATGGTAGATGATATTGCTGAAAAAGAATATAACGCTTTTATGGTTAATCGTGGCTTATCGTATTTTTCTGATACGGTTCTAATAGCGAATGAGATGAATCTAAATCATCACTTGGACAATCGCCTTCAATTCGATTTTTTTATAAATATAATTAAGAAGAAAAAAAGATTTTCGAAATGGCTAAAAGCTAGAGATATCGAGAATCTTGAAATTATTAAACAATATTATGGATATAGCGATGAAAAAGCTAAATCTGTATTATCATTATTTGATCATAGTCAGATAGATGAAATGAAAAATAGGATTTACAAAGGTGGAAAACGAAAATAATAACACAGAAGTCTCATGGTCACCAGCATCAATGCTCGAGATCACACTAAACGAACCTGATGATTTTTTAAAGATTAGAGAAACACTAACAAGAATTGGTGTAGCCTCTAGAAAAGATCAGAAACTCTATCAGTCTTGTCATATTTTACACAAACAAGGCAGATATTTTATTGTACATTTTAAAGAGCTATTTTTATTAGATGGAAAACCTTCTAATTTACTCTTAAATGACATCCAAAGAAGAAACACTATTGCTACCTTGTTGGCGGATTGGGGACTAATTACACTAGTAAATCCTGAAGAGGCAAAAGATATTGCGCCTCTTAGACAGATTAAAGTGATTCCATTCAAAGAGAAATCAGAATGGCAGCTATGTCCAAAATACAACATAGGAAATAGTAATAAGGATGACAAGTAAAGACATAAATAAAGATTTAAAAAGATTAAGATTAATACCAAAAACAAAAGCGTATAATCAACAAATGATTTTAACCAAGTACATGTACATTTTTTTAATGGGTATATTATTTGGTGCACTATTTGTATAAACTAGTAATTTAGTTTGTATAAATAAAACCGAGATGCCGAATGTTCGGGTCTCATTTACAATTAACCTTGCTTAATAATAGGAGGAAAACATGGTTAGAAATACTTTGAACGTACCGCGTTCACTTTTTGTAGGCTTTGAAGGCCTGTTTGATGAGCTAGAAAGAATTCATACTTCTGCTAGATCTGGAAACGATAACTACCCACCACACAACATTGTAAAGATCGATGATGAAAAATTTCTCATCGAGCTAGCTGTTGCAGGTTTCACGCAAGAGGATATTGAACTTGAAGTTAAGGACGGTATTTTAAAAGTGCGTGGCAAAATCGAAGGTGATGAACGCGAATATGCATGGAAAGGTATATCATCCCGCAAATTTGAGAAGAGCTTCCGTCTCTCAGAATTTGTCGTAATAGATGGTGCCGATTTAGAGAATGGAATACTTGTGGTGTATGCCAGAGTTGAACTTCCCGAAGAAAGGCGTCCTAGGAAGATCGAAATAGGGTCTGCTGGGGCATCAAAGAAAAAGTCTTTTCTTAAAGGATAAGTATCAGCGAACACCCAGTGGATTGTAATACTCAATTTACTGGAGAACAGCAATGAAAACATTTATGCATTTTGTGCAAAAACACGAGGACATTGCAGAGACCCTAGGCGGTGTAATTGTTATGCTAGCTACTGGAGGTGTAATCTTAGGTATTGCGCCATTAGTAATGTATTTACAGGTACAAGCGTTTTAGGTTCTGTAAGACTCACGAGGGGGTGAAACTCCCCCTCACTTTATATGAAAAAAATGGTTTACATTATGATTCAATTGTGGTATAATAGTCCCTATAACGTGAGAGCAATTACATTATGAAATTTTACACATCAGTTAGTCGTTACGGTAATAATCTACTTTATCGTGGTTACGACAATGGCAAAAAGATTCAAAAACGAATAAAATACAAACCTACGTATTTTGTTTCAACAAATAAATCAACGAATTGGAAATCTCTTGATGGAGTTTCTGTAGCTCCTATCCAATTCGATTCTATGCGAGAAGCTAAAGAATGGCTTCAAGTAAATAAACAAGTTGTTGGTAGACACATATATGGAAATGATAAACATATTCCAGCGTTTATTAACGATGAATTTCCTGGTGATATCGAGTTTGATCGTAATCAAATTAACGTAACTACAATCGATATCGAAGTACAATCAGATGCTGGTTTCCCAGAACCAGAACAAGCAGCACACGAAATTACTGCAATTACAATCAAAAACAATATTGATAATACATATTATGTTTGGGGTTTAGGTGATTACGATGTAGAAAACGGTTATATGCAAGATAATCGTGTGATCTACAAAGAATGCAAAACCGAAGCTGAGTTACTACTCGACTTTATTGGCCATTGGTCATTACCTTCAAATTGTCCTGATGTTGTTACTGGTTGGAACTCAAGATTCTTTGATATACCTTATATCGTAAATCGTATATTCCGTATCCATGGCGAAGAAGTTGTTAAACGCTTATCTCCATGGGGATTAATCGATCGAAGAGATGTTACTACAATGCAACGTAAACACATCGCATACGAAATTCAAGGTATCGCTCAAATGGATTATCTTGATTTATTCAAAAAGTTTGGTTACTCATACGGTCCACAAGAATCCTATAAACTTGATCATATTGCTCATGTAGTTCTTGGTGAACGTAAGTTATCATACGAAGAATTTGGTAATCTACACACATTATACAAATACGATTTCCAAAAATTCATTGATTATAACATCAAAGACGTTGAATTGGTAGATCGTATTGAAGATAAAATGGGTTTGGTTACACTAGCACTTACGATGGCATATCGTGGTGGTGTTAACTATGGTGATGTAATGGGTACAACTGCTATATGGGATGCAATCATATTTCGAAATCTATACGAAAACAATGTAATTGTTCCATTCGCAGAAGAAAAGTTTAAATCTCCATATCCTGGTGGTTATGTAAAAGATCCTCATGTTGGTATGCATGATTGGGTTGTTTCTTTCGATTTAAACTCACTATATCCATCGATCATTATGCAATACAACATGTCGCCTGAAACAATCATTGATGGTAAAGTTATTGCTCTTGATGTTGATAAGTGTATTCAAGGAGTAAACGTAGATACAGATAACAAATGTGTTGCTGCATCAGGTCAATATTTCAAAACAACTGAAAAAGGTATTCTACCAAAGATCATCGATCAGATGTATAGCGAACGTGTTGTAATTAAAAAGCAAATGCTTGCATCTCAACAAGAATTACAAAGGGTAAATAAAAATGATAAACAAGAATTGTATCGAATACAACGAGATATCGCCATTGCAGAAAATCAGCAAATGTCTATTAAAATTCTTCTTAATAGTCTTTATGGTGCTCTCGGCAACAAGTACTTCAGATTCTTCGATCAACGAATCGCAGAAGGTATTACACTTACAGGACAACTTACAATTCGATGGGCTGAAAAGGCAATCAATCAATATCTCAATAAAGTGCTTAAAACACAAAAAGATTACGTACTTGCCATTGACACCGATTCGGTGTATGTATGCCTAAAAGATTTGGTCGAAGCAGTAAATCCTAAAAATCCACTTGAATTTGTTAATACAGTTTGCGAAGAAAAACTAGAACCAGTTCTCGAACAAAGTTACAACAAACTTTTCGAAATGCTAGGTGGTATTGATAATCGAATGGTTATGAAACGTGAAGCAATCGCAGATCGTGGTATTTGGACTGCCAAAAAACGTTATATTCTTAATGTACACGATAACGAAGGTGTAAGATATGCAGAACCTAAACTCAAAATTATGGGTATCGAAGCAATTAAATCTTCAACACCTGCACCATGTCGTGAAGCGCTTAAAGAAATGTTCAAAGTAATTATCAGTGGATCAGAAGCAGACGTTCAACGTAATATCGAATCATTTAGAACCTACTTCAAAACACTTTCACCAGATCAAATTGCATTCCCTCGTGGAATTACAAATCTCTCAAAATTCAGAGATAAATCGACTATATATAAGAAAGGCACACCAATTCATGCAAGAGGTAGTTTGCTTTACAATAAACTATTAATGGATAAATCGTTAACTAAACAATACAACAAAATTCAAAATGGTGAAAAGATAAAGTTCATTTATCTACGTACACCAAATAGTATCAAAGAAGATGTTATATCATTTTCTGATTATTTGCCAGAAGAATTTGGTTTACATCGATACATCGATTACGAAAAGCAATTCAGCAAAACGTTTCTCGATGTTATCGAACCAATCCTTTCTGCAATCAATTGGAATTCAAAGGAGATTGCTACGCTCGATGAATTCTTTTAAATTAACTATGTACAAACACAATAAAGTGTGGTATAATGGGTAGCATTATGGAGAAAAATATGAAATTAGTAAGATTAACCTCAGGTGAGGAAATCATTGGTAAGGTAGAAGATCTAAGTAATGTAATCAAAGTTACTGATGCATTTAATTTAGTTGCGCCTGAACCAGGAAAAATTGGATTTATTCCATTTATGGCTTATGCAAAAGATAAAGAATTCGTTATCGATAAAAGTCATGTTATGATGGTTGTAGATCCTATCGACGAATTAGTTGATCAAGTTAGAAGTATGACAAGTGGTATTGTTATGCCAGATACAAAGGTGATTGGATAATGAGTAAAGATTGGGTAAAAGATATTCATGATATGCAAACAAAATATCAAACTCGTGATTGGGTTTGGGAAAATAGGAATGATCCAGAAAAACTGCGAGCATTCCTAAAGTTTCGTATTGGTTTCTTACAAGAAGAACTCGATGAAACTCGTAGCGCATATATGGTAAAAGATCCTGAAGAAATTGTTGATGGATTAATTGATTTGTGTGTTGTTGCTATTGGTACACTTGATGCTTATGGTGTTGATCCTTATAAAGCATGGGATGAAGTGCTAAAAGCAAATATGCAAAAAGAAGTTGGCGTAAAACCAACAAGGCCAAATCCACTTGGTGTTCCAGATCTAGTAAAACCAGAAGATTGGGAAGCTCCATCACACGAAGGAAATCATGGTAAGTTTAACGATATTTGATAGTATATACGATAATAAAACTGAAAAAAGAATGGATTATGAATCATTCGATCAGTTTGAACAAGTATTATATAAACTAGCAGAAAGCGATAAATATCAAAAGAAAACTGACGCGCCATTAATTTCACCAGCAATTTATAAGACCGAAACTACTCGAGCGAATGTGAATGTAACAGGTTGGGGCGGTTTCGGCATTGTTGATGTAGATGATTACGAAGGCGATATACAAGATATCCATACTAAATATTCTGAATATCGTTATGTTTGTTATTCTACAGCATCATCCACTAAAGAACATCCAAAATTTAGATTAGTATTTCCGCTAACCGAATATGTACAAGTAGAAAATATTAAACATTTTTGGTTTGCACTTAACAAAGAAATAGGAGACATCGCTGATGCCCAAACAAAAGACCTCTCAAGAATGTATTACGTACCAAGTAAATACAAAGGATCTTACAACTTCATATTCTCACATGATGGAAAAGTTATGGATCCAAACACCATTATGTCCAAACACAAATATGTGGTACCAAATGAATCGTTTTTCGATAAGCTTCCAGCCGCTATTAAAGAAGGACTCATCGCCCACCGTAGGGGGCAACTCAATAATACTGACTTTAACTGGACAGGATATCGAGACTGCCCTTTTGTAAATAAACATCATGTTGACGAATATAAACTAATCACAGGAAGTGGTTGGTATTCTAAAATGTATCAAATAATGGTATCTACTGCAGGCAATGCAATGTCTCGCGGATATCCAATTAGTGCAAAAGAAATCGCATGGATATGTCAAGACCTTGATAATGATACAGGTAATTGGTATTCTAAGCGTGATTTTATAAAAGAAGCAGAACGTGCTATTGAATTTGTATTTAGGAAAAACATATGAAACAAGATAAAATAGATAAAGGAATTTTATATTTCGGTTGGTTTATAGTATTCATGATATTATTTTTGATGGCAGGTAAAGTCTACGGATCTCAAAACGATAATTATGATAGATATTGTATGGCTCAAAATATTTATTTTGAAGCAGCAAATCAATCGTTTGCGGGTAAATTGGCAGTAGCACACGTTGTAATGAACAGAGTTGAAGATTTACAATTTCCAAATGAAGTGTGCGATGTAATTTATCAAGCAAAAACAAGAGTTAATTGGAAAGGAAACGAAGTACCCATTAGAAATCAATGTCAATTTAGTTGGTATTGTGATGGTAAATCTGATGAACCAGTTGATTCCAAAACGTGGATAAAATCTCTTTATATTGCTGATTTAGCTTTAACGGGACAATATCCAGATATAACTGAAGGTTCATTATGGTACCATGCGGATTTTATATATCCATATTGGGCAGATGAATTACAACATGTGGTTACGATTGATAACCACTTATTTTACAAATAGGAGTAAATTATGAAAATGCTAGGAAATAATGTATTAATAGCAGAAGTTGAAAAAGAAGAAACAACTGCCAGCGGAATTATATTAACAGAATCTATAGATAAAGGCAGTAAACCAGGTTTGGTATTGGCAGTATCAAATGCAGCACTAAGTAAAGTTATGACAGGAAATAGAGTATTTCTCGATTGGTCAAAATCAATGCCTGTCACTATTGATGGTAATGCTGCAGTAATTATTGATGCTGAACATATTAAGGCAATTATATCGGAGGAATAATGTATAGGTATAAAGTATAT